GCTGCAGGGTTGGTCCCCTGTAGCATTCCGGGCGGTTTGGTCACTGTCCCGGGTAAATTAGCCCACTTCGGTGGGCTTTTTTACGCCTGAAGATTGCCGGTCTTTCCCGGCTGTCAGGGTGGTCAACCCCATTGGTCTTTCCTCACGGGGTCCCTCTTTTCGAGGGCTTCAGTTTTCACTGAAGGGTCGCATAAACTGTTACTGTGTTAAAAAAATGCCCGGGGCGCCCGGGCCAAGACTACACACAGCAATGGATGTTCGTTGCGGTCTTTCCCGCATGTCATCGTACTGTCGGCGACCCGAAGAATTCGTGCCCGTCTTTCCGGACTGTCAGAACTGTTTCTGAACAACTGCCGCGTGGTTAGTGCGTCGTTGATGTGGTAGATATTAGTTATGCGTATATTTGTGGTCAAGATAAAAATAATCGTAATGCGAATATTTTTTGTATGCCATTGATAAAAAAGGATAAAAAAAATCCCGACGATGCGGGATTACTTTGGAGGGGGATTTATTGTTTTCTTGTGGCTAGAAGTTCTTCAAAAAGGCGGTCGAATCCACTAACTTTATCTTTTAATTCAGATAGATGCCTTTCTTTTTCGCTCAGAGGAAGTCTTTCGTACAGTTCTACTAATTCTGCCTCTTCTGGTTTCAGAAGTCGCCAGCCAGCAGCTGAATAATCTTGAACGTGGGATCCTGATTTCCTGACATAATTCATTAGTTCAGCGAGGTCTGGCCTAATGTCCTCAGGTTTTACGCCCAGAAGAGCTGAAAATTTTAATGTCGCATCTGTGTTTAGTGGAATGCTGCCATTCAAATACTGACTAACAGTAGCCTGCGTGCTAAAGCCGAGAGCGTCTGCCGCCTTTTCCTGAGTGAGACGTAAAGTTACTTTTTTCTCGTTCCATATGTCACGCAGCCTTTGGGCTGCATCAGCTTCAGCTGCATCAAGCATTTTCTTTCTCATGGCGCCCATATTATTCGTAAAATTAATTTCCTCCCAATCGTGTAACTATTGACACTTCTATATTCGTGATACTAATATTCATGTGTCACATACATTCTAGGAGGACAAATGGATCTTAAAACCTATCTAAAGACCTCTGGCGTTCGCCAGCAGGATTTCGCTCAAGTGGTTGGCGAGACGCAGGGCTATGTCAGTCGCGTTGCATCAGGAAAATGCCTACTTGGTGCTGCAACTGCATTGAAATGGGCCGCTGCAACTGGCTATCAAGTAACACCGCATGATCTACTCCCCAATATTTACCGAAAACCAACTGACGGACTTCCGGAACAGAATGCAGCTTAACAATCTGCGTTATCGAAATCTGATTACGCTTAATCAATTTTCAGCGACAGGAGACGCTCGAAGTGGAATACCTCGAAGAACTTAAACGAGAGATCTTTAACTGGGCAGCGGAAAGCGGGCAGGAGCTGGTTGCTATCGAGATAAGCCGCATGTGGTTTCGTCTTGGTGGTAATACCGGTTCGCTGAAGCTGCACCAGATCGAAGATGCAGATGGAAACGCCGACTGGCGGGCAATCAACAATAACCGCCAACAAATTTTTCGTTGGTTGCGAGGCGAGACCAAAGCCGCGAGAGCCAAAACTCTGGCGCTGGTCAAAGCGATGGAAGCGGCGCTGCCGGCAGAACGTTACGCGCGCTTGGGTATGTCCACCCAGTATTTAATTTGTGTGGCCATTCGTGAGTTTGCCGCGGCGATTATCGCGTTGTTACTCGACGCCAGAGATGGGCCGCAGCAAGTCGCCAGAGCATTGCAAGCTATGCGAGAAACACAACGCCTGACCAGCGTTTAACCTGTACCGAGGAAAGACCAATGAGAACACAAGACCGCATCACCTGGCGGAATGGGTTTCGCCGGAACGGGGTACAAGTCCCGATGGAAGATATCGAATCGATTTTCGAAGAGCGTCGCGCTACTGCGCTGACAATCTGGGAACGCTATGAACTGCGCAAGGCAGATCTGCAGGAAGCGGGACTCACCCAGAAAGAATACGAAATCGCCTGCCGTCAGCTGGCTGACTCGCTGGGGATCTGACTATGAGTATGACGCTTATGGCCAAAGCAATGGCAATCAAGACCGGAAACCCGATTCGAAAACTGGTGCTGATCAAACTGGCTGATAACGCCAATGATTCCGGCGAATGCTGGCCGTCTTACAAACATATTGCGGATCACTGCGAGTGCAGCAAAAGCGCGGTGCGTGACCATATCGATGCGTTAATTTCTATGGGCCTGCTGGTGAAAGAAAACCGCCCGGGCGTAAAAAACGGGAAGGGTAACGCGTCGAATTTGTACTGCATGAAACTTGATAACCCTATGCCGCCAAAAAGCATAGCCCCTATGCCGTCAAAAATCACAGGTATGCCGCCAAAAAGCATAGCCCCTATGCCGTGTGGCGGCACCAGAACCAGTCACTCTTTTGAACCAGTCATAGAACCTATAGATCCCCCTAACCCCCAGACGGGGGAAGGCGATGAAAAAATTAATTCTGATGCTAAAAAAGCGCTGGAATTTTACAACGAGCAAACCGGTACCCGCTGCCGTGACCTGAAACCGTTTGTGATGATGCTGACGCCGACCACCACCCGGGAAGGATACACCCTGGACGAATTGCAGTTAGTTATCCGCTGGGTTCTGGCCACATGGCGCCGCCGTGGCGATAGCCTGCCGAAGCCTGCGAACATCTGCCGGGTAAACCGCTTTGATGGTTATCTCGCTGACGCTGAAGCATGGGCGGTGACCGAAACCGATATTGATCCGGAAGCCGTTATGAAAGGCTACAACGAAATTTTTGCTGACGTTCTGCCTGCTGCTGAACTGGATACCGACCGCCGCCGGATGATCACTCGACTTGCCGCCCACATGAAAAACAAAACCACGGGCGCATTTCTGGGTTATTTCGAAAAATTCCGCGCTGACGCTTCCGATTTTTACTTTGGTGAAAATGGCGGATGGCGCGCCAGCTTTGACTATCTGATGAAACCAGAGACATTGCGTAAGACCAGGGAGGGCGCTTTATGATGCAGATGATGTATTCCACTCAGGAACTGGAATGTCTGGTTCTTGGCTGTCTGATGAACGGCGGCGCCACGCCTGATGCCTTTGATGTGATTGCCAGCACCCCGAGCGAGGCTTTCAGCGTCGCATACTACAGGCAGATTTACGGTGTGATCAAAGCGCAGGCCTTGAGCGGCGGCTTAATTGACATGATGTACATTAGCGAGGCCATCGGCGGACAGGGGACGCTGGCCAATCTCGCCGATATTTGCAAATTCCCGACATCGATCGTCAACCTCAAAGGCTACGCAAAAAAAATGGTAAAGGCCTGGCGAAGCCGAACCATAGCGCAATTACTTCAGGATGGTGCGGATGGTATTCGTGATGCGATAAACCAGGAACAGCGCGATCAGGTTGTCGAAACTGCCGTGGCGCAGCTGCTGGACATGACTGGCGACACTGGCGACGTACAGCCGGTACACATGAGCGAATTATTGCCGGTGTACATGGAAACCATGCAGAACCGCATGGACGGTGAAGAGGGTACCCGCAACCTGAAAACCGGGATCGAGGAACTGGACGATGCAACCGGCGGAATCAACCTGCAGGATTTGATTGTCGTCGCCGGGCGTCCGGGCATGGGAAAAACAGAATTCGCTCTGAAGATTGTCGATGGTGTTACCGCTGCCGGCGGTGGTGCGTTGATATTCAGCATGGAAATGGCCGCTGCGCAAATCGTAGAACGCTCTCTGGCGGGCTCTGGCAACATGTCGGTATCACGCCTGCGTAATCCCCTCGATATGCAGGACGAGGACTGGGCGCGCTTTACCGCGGCCATGGAGACCATGAACGGGCGAGATATCTGGATCGTTGATGCTACCGATCTGACGATTGAGCAAATCCGCGCCGTTGCCGAAACGCATAAGCGCCGGTATCCGCATCTGGCGATGATCGTTGTCGATTACCTTGGCCTGATTAAAAAACCGAAGGCAGAGCGTAACGACCTCGCGATCGCCCACATATCCCGAAACTTAAAAACTATGGCTATGCGCCTGCATACGCCGACGTTCGCGCTTAGCCAGCTTTCCCGCGCCGTGGATTCCCGCCCGGCGGCCCAGCGCCGCCCGGTCATGTCAGACCTGCGCGATTCCGGTTCTATTGAGCAGGACGCCGACAGCATCATGTTTCTGTATCGCGATGAGGTTTACAACCCGGAAAGCCCGGCGGCTGGCGTCGCTGAAATTATCCTGGGTAAAAGCCGCTTCAGTGCCGCAGGCGCAATTATTTATCAGGAATTTAAAAACGGACACTTTCTGTCAATGGATCAGCATGTTGGCAAAGAGAAAACACGTATCCAACTGGAGGCCGCGAAACCCCGGAAACAACCCCGTAAATA